AGGAAAACCCATACAGAGAATACGTTTCTCACGATCCAGACAAACCGCTTCATGTTTCAGAACAGTTTGTTAACGAAATGCAAGCTGCAATGAAAGGTACTTTGTACTACAACAACAGCGATATAATGACTGACTACTTTGACTACGCCTACTTCATGTCAATCGACATTGGTGCGTGGGATAAGCCATATCAATTAGTATCTTGACAGATACTGTCAACACTGTTAAGGAGTAAGTATGCAATACATTGTTAAAAAAATCGCCATGTACGGCAACAGCATTGTCGGCAAGTACGACAACCATCAGGCAGCGCTTGACGCTGCCGAACAACTCAAGGCTAGCAGCTTCAGTGAGTTCTACATAGAAATCATACCTGTTAGCAAAAATCACAGCATTGTAGGATTAGGAGGTTAACACATGGTCAACTTTTATCATTCAACCATAACCGAGTATATTGCCAACAAAGGTGATGAATTAATTGCTTTAAGAGAATATATGCAAGGCGAAAAATGGGCTGTTACTAAAGCTTATGCAGACGGTACAAGAAACCCGGATATGTCTCGTTATAATTGGCAAGAAACAGATGGAGTTCCAATAGAGGCAAAACGTGTTGCAGATTTTTATAGCACTTGTCCAGTATTCGGTCAGACCCAGTATACGTTATTTATAAAGAGGTGTCACAATGAAATGGCTTGACCTTATCGGTGACATCATTGGAGCAGTAGCAGTGTTTGCTGCTCCGTGTATGATATTTTTTATCTTGTGGGCTTTGCAATAGGAGGAACCAAATGACTAACTACAACAAAGATGCAGTTGACAAAGCAATCAAAACATCAAATCAACCTATATCAAAAAAAGAAGCAAAGTTAATTCATGCCTTGCTTAAAGGTAACAAATAATCTAACGTAGTTTTAGTGTTAGGTCCGGGGTACCGGGAAGCCGTACTGTTCATTCAGTGCGGCTTTTTTATTATCCAAGTCAAACGTACCAGCGCAGCGATATAGTCACTCTTGACGCTTCTCCGTGAGCGTCCGAGCATTTTACCCAGCTTAGTCCATTGCGGTCCTCTTTCCCTTCCTACGGCGCTATGTGCAGCTGCCCAAACAATCTTTCTATCGTTCTTTTCCATGCGTAGACCCAGATCTAACGCTGCATCAAGTCGATCTACTTGCAATGCTGTAGGTTGTATCCGTACTTGATCCACATCAGACCAGCCATAGCTCGACCAAGACTGCACATAATCAGGCCAGCTAGCTAGCTTCTGTCTGCGAAACACGCCCGGTAATGCGCGTTCCGTCTGCGCTGCTTCCATAAACAATTCATTAAAATCATCAACCGTCATCTTCTTGAACTCTAGACGCATAGTATCCCTCTATCTGTTCACAAAACTGAGCCTGTTCAATCGCAGACAATCCACCGACATGATTAGCAGCTTCAATAAAATTATCTGTACCCAAGTTCTTCCGTAAAAGCTTCATAACCTTTTTAAGCCTAAAACCTAACGGATCTTTACGAGCTTCTTTACCAGCTAACTTGTAAGCCGGGTTCATCTTTACCAAAGTTCTTTTTAAGATTTCGCTCTTATAGTTATTAACTTTATAGTTATTAACTGTATAGTTATTAATGTTATTACTAGTTACTGCTATACAGTTATTAACTTTATAGTTATTAACTATATAGTTATTATCTCGCCCTGTAGGGCTCGCGTTAGCGTACAGTGGTTTTCGCATTTGTCAACCCCATCTTTAAATCATGCTTTAATTGCTCTTCTTCCCGGCGTTGTATGTACCAGCCGCTTACCTTTTCCCAGCAGTCCGGCCTATCCACCGGGTCACAAATAAGATCGTCAGTGGCAAGTATTACCCAGCCACCACGATCAACGTCATGCTCACGACCACACGCTTTACACTTCATCTTCTACCACCACAAAACAATCTCCGTTGCACTCCTCACAAGTCACCCGGACCTCTTTTAAATAACCACCATGTACATAATCAACTACAGGTTCTTCAACTAAGTAATCGCCCTCACCATCACAGTGAGCGCATTTCTTCATAGGTAGCTCAACTTTACGAACACCGTCAATCACAGTCACCTCTACAGCGCTGTCTCCTGTCTCAAGTATGTATGTCATTACTTTGCCACCCATTTAATACAAGACTTGCCCCACTTGGTTTTGCCGCGTTCACCGCTGTCCTCAACTTTATCTTCATTCTGTAGTTCTGACAACCTTGGCTGCACCGATCCGTATGGTACGTTTAACAACCCGGCAATATCCTCAGTAGATAACGCATGAGATGTTTTCTCTAGCAACTGATGCACCCGGTCACGTATTGTAAGTTTACCCTCATAATTTGATCTCGCAGCTTCTTTACTTGTGTCTGTCTTTTGATAACCAATGCCTGTTTCTGTGTAACCCATTTTATTTCTCCTGTATCCAGCCAATCCATTGTAGAAAAGCTTCATAAGTTTCTAACGGTAACACCACCAATGTGCGCTCCCGGTCCTTTCTCACAAACAACATATCACTGTTGTCCTGATCAAGCGCATCATACAAATCTTGATACGCTCTAGCTCTGCGCTTGCACTCAGCGGTCAAGGCCAACTGTGGCCCTAACTTGATGTCACTCGCATAGTTTCCCTTCATAGCACCAGATAAAGGTACGCGCTCTGCATCTACACCGCGCTCCTTGTGCCAGTTTACAATCTCGCGCTCGTATGCTGCGCCCTTATCTCTGCTCGCTTTACCGCCCATATCTCACCTATAAAAATCATTCGGCTGTACTGCGCCGTGTGTACTATCCTGTATGATACGCATAAACTTAGGTGACGGTATCATTCGATCCTTGTGGTCACTTGGCAAACACCAGCGCCGGGCAACTGTAGCACCAGCAGCACCCAGCTTTCTTGCTAAGACCGGGTAACTCATTTCTTGTGACTTTCGCCATTCATCCAGCGTCATAAAAAAACTCCTTGCAATTTATTCTCCTTGATACTAGGTTAGACACAATCTGTCAATCGAAAGAGATAAAATGATTAGAAACAACTTTTCATGGGCATACAGCAAAGGCTACTATCACCATAGTAATCCTAGCACCCCTGATTTTTATACGTTTTTTGACAAGGGAATATTGCGAACAGAAAGAAACCTTGCGCTTGACGTTGTGAAGGGGAAGACAGAAGGTGACATTTCACAAGCTAAAGAGATACTTGCAAAGTCAGGTTACTACTTAGATTACCGCAACAAAGCACAGTTTAACGACAATATAAATATGTGCAGCGGTAGGGCTGTAGAATACTTTTGTGATCTAATGTTAATAGATGGGGCCATGCAAGGTGAAGCATACCGGGAAGCATTAAACTTGCTTACGTCATTGCAAACAGGATCTTGGATAGATCAAGACAAAGTAAAGAGACAACTGGAGGGTAGGCAATTGCCGCGCTACAGTGAGCAAGGCAAAGCAACAAAGAAAGACGAGATCGGCACAAACGAGTTCGAGCTTGTATGTAAAAACGCTGAACTTGGGCTGAGAGAAGCAATGCATGGTGCTAATGAAATCGTAGGGCAAACAATGTTACGCGGTAAATTACCCGGTTGCGAACTAGATTATCTAGGCTTCGGTGATTATCAGGAAGGTTCTGTTGAATTAAAAACACAGTGGGATACCAATGTTGATACAGATAAGCCACGCGCAAACTCTTTACCAAACAAAATAAAAGATCCGCATTTAAAACAGATTGCCGGGTATTGGCATTTAACAGGTAAGATACCGCGAATTGTTTATGCAAATAGATTAGGCTTCGTTGTGTTCCAAGCAACGATAGATCAATTAGAATATGCGTTGCAAGATATAACAGCAGCGTGTATGCGCCGGGAGAAACTAATGATGGTGACGGAAAACGTACAACAGTTATTAAAGCTTTGTGATCCTCACTTCGGTGATAGTTTTGTGTGGCGCGACATGAACCCAGAAATATTAAAACAGGCTAAAGAATTAGGAGGTGTAACAAGGTGAAAGAACTATTAGAAGCAATGATTGAGGTCAATGATCTCAACAAATCAAAAGGTGTAACGCAACGTGGTGGTAAAAAATACACTGAAGTATTTGTACGCATAGAAGCTTTTAGAAAAGCTTTTGGTACTAGCTTGGGTGTTGAGACTGAAATAGTTGCTGACAACGGTCAAACTGTTGTGATAAAAGCAATGATTAAAAACAGTGATGGTATGATAATTGGATCTGGATACGCTGAAGAACTGCGTGGTTCTTCTAATGTAAACAAAACATCAGCAATTGAAAACTGTGAGACAAGTGCTGTAGGTAGAGCGCTTGCTAGTCTTGGTTTACATGGTGGTCAGTATGCTTCTATTAATGAAGTTGTTGCAGCGCAAAGAAAAGAAGAGGTGATAGATGCAAACTGGGAAGCTTTTACAGCTGAAAGAATTGCAGAAATACCAACCATTGCAAATCTAGATGAACTTAAACAATGGGATGATCATTTTAGTAGCCAGCTTGATAGGCTACATTTAGAAGTTCCAAAACTATACGATAAAATACAACAAGAAGTTAACAAAAGAAAGGCGTTCTTATGAAACCACAAATGGGAAACAGTAACTTACAAATAGAAGGGTTTATGAACAACGGACAAGCTGTAAATATGACAGCTGCCGGATGGATTAATGAACCTAAAGAAATGAAAGGTAGCCCGGAAGCAATGGCTGCAATCGAACAAATACAAAGTTTAATGCTGCAACATAGATTAGTAGTAAGCTTTCAAGTGCGCGCAAAGCAAGGTGATGATCCTACGCAATGGCCCAAAATAGGAAGCTGGACAATGTTCCCCAATCAAAGAGAACAGCAGCAGCAACAAGCACCACAACAACAACCACAACAGGCACAACAACAATGGCAACAACCACAACAGCAAAGTGCGCCTTGGAGGAGCTAAAGCCCTACCCGGCGTTGAAGAAAAAGTTTTACGATGAAATGAAAGAGTTGGTTGAGCAATACAAACACTTAACTATTAACAGTGCAGCTAAACAGCTTGGCATTGATCCAACAAACTTACGAACTCTAGCGTATAGAATGGGAATACCGTTTGAACGCAGTAATGGAAATGGAAAAACAAAAGTAGATGAACTAACGCGAAAGCGTCACATTACTTTACCTAATTTTCCTTGGGAATAAATGGTGAGGGAAGACCAGAGAAGCTTCCCTCTTCATTAATATAATCAAAACAAGAAAGATAAACAATGTTTAAATTATTTTACACGTTACTCATTATTGAGTACGTTGTTGAGGATCACGATGTATCAACCAGTGTTATCTTCCAAAGCCAACAAGAATGTTATGAAGCTATGGGTGATGGTGTATTAGATAATCTATACGACATACTTGCAGATACATATGGCAAAGAAATAATGATGTATTGCAGACGTACACCAGTTTCTTCTGGCTATCGTGAGATAATTAAACCAATGCCAAGGCCTAATAGTTAACAAGGAGTAAAAAATGAAATGGCAAATAGATAACGAAAGAAAATTATTAATTCTTGATGGTAATTACGAAATAGATTTTGATAGATTAAATGAGGATTGGTTTGGTCATTTATCTTCAAAAAATTGGGTTGATATGCAAGACCTATTTGAAGCCTTTGTAGGTACGTTTAAGGCCGCATCTAAGCCTTTAGACGAATCTTTTTTTACCAACTTTTATAAAGCTTACAAAGCGCATATTAATGATAAATATTACGACATGTTGTTAAGATTACGCTATGATAAAGAACATAAGCTTTTTTACAAAGTCAGTGACCTTAAATCTAATGAAGTGTTAATTAACGAAATAATAAGTTAGCCACCACATCTATCGGTGATAAGCACTAGTTTATTTTTTATCCATCATTGACTTTGGTTTTTTATGCGACAAAACCTGACTGTTTTTTGTGTGCTTTGCACCAGTATGCAGAGTACCATCAGACATTTTATGTGTAGCTCCAATGTACTTTTTGCCATTGGGCAAGTAATGTTTAGCTGCCTTTGCCATAACCTTTATCCATCATAGATTTTTTAGGTTTACGTTTTTTTCCATACATTATGTTTTCCTTTTCTTGTTCATCATGGTAATTCTTTTGCCTTTTGATACTGCTTCGGACTTAGAACTAGCCCCCCATGCTTTTAAAGATTTTAACAACGGCGTATCAGTGCCATCTTTTTTCTTGGTTGGACCCGGCATTTTACCCATACGTTGTAAGAACGCTGCGCGTCTGCCACTATTCCCGGTACGTTCTGGTGGTCTAGACATATCAGGACATCATAGATTTCTTGCGTTTCTTTGCGGTCTTCTCTGCATCCTTAAAATTTTGTGCAGTAGGAGCGCCAGCTGTGCCGGGCTTCCTCATTTTCTCTCCACTTCCGCTAGCTATCCTAGCCTTTTTAAGCCGGATATTCTCATACAAACCATGTTTTTTTCCGTGTGGCATTGCGTTCTCCTATACCATTAACTCAAAATGTGGACCGTCAATAAACGGTCTGCGACCTTGACCACGCCGGGTATCAACGTAATCATTCATTGCAGCTTCCATAGTTCCATCCCAATGCGCTATGTTTGGTACAGTCCATGCTGCGCCCCACCTTACAGGAACATCACAGGCTCTTGCACCTTGCGCCATCGCATCAGCTATATCATCATACAGGTTTAGTTCCCAACTTGCTCGGCTACCAATGTACGCCATGAGATCTACAGCTATACCGTCAATATGCTTAGACTTCATAGTCTGACTTGCACCTTTTGCAACCAATTCTTTTTGTTCGTCTATGGTTCGTAGGCCACAGATAACACCAAAGTCTATTTTAGTTGATCCAATTGCGTGTTTAACAACAGCAACCATACGTTCGTCTACACCTTCTAATCTTTCAAGGCTACGCTTTCCAAGTTTAAAAGTCATTGTTCAACAAACTCCTTTGTTCCACATAATCTTTCGTACACCATATCACTTGTGTAAGCTTCTGCCCACTTGTTTTCTGTGAATGTACAGAAAGCCCACAGATCATTTACATCTTGATCTATAATATCAAGCAAGTCTTGCTGCGCTGATACAGTACCTTCTAAATGCTCTATGTCGTGAACCATTCCGCTTATATACCATACAAGAGCTACCAATTGAACAGCCATAGCAAAGACAAGAGCTACTGGTATTTTCATATCAGACATATCACTACCTCTTAAAGAACTTCTGTACGCCACGCACACCAAAGCTCGCGCTTATGGCGATACCTAAACTGTAAAAATACCAGTCTGGTGCTTTGGAGAGTTGTTCAAAACCGCGATCAACCCAACCTTCTGTTCCCGGTATCCAACATAAAATTAATGGAATACTTAGAATTATTACAAAATATTCGTCCTTCCAACTTGATTGAGAACCTTGCGCCATGATCCTTTCCCAATCCGCAATGCTTGTTTCTTTTGACAAAAGTATTTTTCCTTTTACTTCTGCCTCGGTTAACTTGAGCTTTGCATCAGCCGCTTGCTTCTGAGTTTTAGCATTAAGCCAGCCGCCAGCAAGTTCAGCAATTGGTCCTATGAACGCTTGTAACATTACTTCTCCTCCATCTGTATACTGGTTTTCTTGCTCTCAGCCTTTGCGCTGTAAGCATTGAAACCCATGAACGCAGCAACCACACCGCTTGCAGCAATCACATACACACTAGCAATATCTGTAATTAAACTTGCCGCCTTATCAAACCCAAGCACTGAAGCCAACAATATTATAAATGGATATATTAACATTCCCATCAGAGCAAAACCAGTGAAACGTCTTTCCGCGTTACGCTTAAGATCCCGGTCTATCATTTCCAAACGTCTATCTTCTAGAGCTATCTTATTCCATTCAGCACGTTCTATAACACCGTTGTTATTAATATCTGCTTTATCAAACTCTGTCATTTACTCGCTCTCGCATAGGCAATTGCTATTCTTTTTTCTCGTGTGATTATAACAACTTTCCCAGATTTGTCATATATTATGTATTTACCACGCCATTCTTTAAGTGTCACAGATCTATTTGTATACACACTACCTTTGCTTTATCGCTTGTTACCAATACCATAGCGTCTTCTTTAGCAATCTCACACACCTCTTTCTTAGTGTAGCTACCAATATGATAGTGTTCAAATTCATTACCACTAGCTGTGCTAGTTGTTAATTGAACCCATAATAATACCCACATCTACCACCTACCTTGCCATTTGCCTAAGAAGTAAAAAGCAACAAACAATATTCCACCACTTATTACAAAGATAAAAGCACCAATGGCAAAGTTAATAGCTGCATCTACCTGTTCTTGCTTGCGATAAAGTTCATCCTTACGTTGCTTACGCATACTTGCCTCTATCGCCAAGACTTCTTTCCAAGCACTCGGCCCATAGTTCCAAGAGATATGATCTTTTATTTCAGCCCTCATCTGCTCCATCTTTTTCTTTTGGGCAAAGATTTCAAGAGCAGTCTCTTCGTCAGACCCCCTAAACGTTTTCTTCCAAAACGGAGGGTTCTTTTCTCTCTCTTCAAGGTTAGTGAAATCAGAGAAAGCTTTGCCCCATTGAGACAGCTGACCCGTCATATCCTGTAAATCCCTTCCGGCTCCAATGGCTGACTTTAGCGCCTTAAAAGCGCCAGTGGCCATCATAACACAGGAAACTACTTCCATGTGCCTAGCTTAGAAAAGTCATTCGTAAGAGCAACAGTAAGCTTGCTCCAGTTATACAAATCATTATTGCTTCCATGCGCTTGATACGATTGTAAAGATCTTTGAACTGTATTTTCATTTCAGTCTTTATCTCAATTACGTCTTTCTCAACTTCGTCTATTCGAGAGTGTGCTTGTGAAAGTGTGCGTGTTCTTTTATCCATTACTCACTCCTCAAGGTGCTACAGGCCAATCGGCATCTTCAAGGTTAGGCCATTCGTCAAGATCCGTAATCCCACGCAATTCAGATCTA